ATTTTCATTTTTTCTCCACAAACTCTTTGAGACTAGGAGGAACCCAACCCACAGGCTTTAATACCTTGCCATCTTCACGTTTGCGAACCTTGCCTGTTTCTTTGTCAATTTTGGCAAAGTTAGTTTTCATAACTTCTTTCCAAGCCCCTTCGGCGTCTGCCCCCATACTATGGATAGCACCAATGGTAACTACAAGGATATCTGTGAGTGCATCTAATACTTCAACACTATCACAATTATTAATTGCTTCTTTTAATTCTTTAACCTCTTCGTCGATTAAATTAACATAGAGACTAAATTGCGATTGATTCCAGCCCTCTACTGTTTGATCACAGGCTGTCATGAATTTCGCTTGATCGCGAAAAGGGTTAGTCATTCGTATCTCCTTAAGACTTTAGAATCTTAATGATACGCTTTTGTTCTTGTTCTGTCAACCACTCTTGTTCCAATTCACCGAAGTCTGGAGCTTCGGATAGAGCGTTGTCGATGATAAGTTTGAGTTGATATAGATCTTTTTTACACTCGAATGATGTGAAACCATCATTATACATTGAGGAACATTCGCGAGCCAGTGAGTGTATTTGACTCGCGATATCTGCTACGTCCCAGTTCTTTTTAAATCCCATTAGATACTGTTTGGAATAAAATCATCTTCGAATGACGGTGCTTGATCGCTAACAGCCATGATGCAATTAACATCTACTTTTTGAATTACTTTTTCACCATCACCATCATCGATCTTAACTCCCCTAGTCCAACGACCGTGTTCGACTAGGATCCATTGTCCGATCTTGACATCTGTCTGGTCGGGTCCGATAGCATATACTTTACCCCAGCGAGGTCTAACACCGTGTGATTTACCGTTGTCGCTTCTAAGGACAATACCGCTTGATGTTTTAATTTCATCAAAATTCATCTCTGTGATGATTACATCGTCGTGTAGGGCACGTATTTTAATTTGATGTGGTAATAAATTCATATTACTTCTTTCTCGTTACGATTTCTTCTTGAATAGCTCTTGGATTATTTTTATAATAATCTTGTAGGATCTGCTCTCTAGTTCTAACAATTTGTCCACCGGGACCTAATTCGTCGCCTCTGGCATTTACTTTTAAATTTCCAACGGCTGGTAATGTTTCATTTTTAAGAGATAATTTTTCCATATCAATCTCTTTACCTCTAATACTGGTGTATACTTTACCCATTTTATATCTCCTTGAAGAATTCTTCTATTGGTAGTTTATATTTAACACTGTCGATCTTATGGACCCCTATTAAAAAGAGCGTATAACTAGCCACGCTAGATCCTCGACCAACTCCCCATATTACATTATTTTTTCTCAGTGTATCTACTATATATTTCATAGTTTTTAACACAGGAATCATTTGATTCTTACGATACAGTTCTAATTCTGTGACTAGCCTATCGTAGTTTTCTTTTGGACATATCTCAACTAAAAATCCTTCAATATCCATATTTTTATACTCATTTGGTATAAACCAGTTAGTTGGATCGATTTGATTCTTAGGTTGTGGATAGTTCAGTCTTTCTTGATTTAACCTATCTAGATACTTAGATATGTCGTCTTTGGTTTGACAATATGAAAGGATATCAGGGCCGTGGTTTATTATGCCCTGTATTAATTCTTCTTGTGTATTGAATTTATTCCACATTAATCAGTTGATCCAAATCGCCATCTAATTCTCCCTTCAATTTTGCCGCATGGCGCTTTTGAAGTTCGTCTTTGTATATTGTAACAAATGTAGCGAGTTGTGTCAACAGTTCTGGCTTGCCCAGACGATATGCTTGAAAGTATTTTCTGTTCAATTCTAAAAGACGCTGTTCAATTTCAGCGTCTTTTAATTCTGATAAATCACCTTCTAATGGATGGAACATTAGCTAAATTGCCCTACGTATCTCATAAAAATTATCTCTTGACTGTGTCGCCACACTTCGATAATAACAGGATTTGTAGCTGATGTCAAGGTCAATACTGGTGTTCCGGACGCATATCCTGGAAAACCTAAAGATTTAACAACGGTTCCGCCCGAAGTAGAAAAACTAGCGGTTCTTGAAGAACCGTCACTGTAGAGTTCTAAAGTTACCTTGCCCATTCCAATTGGAGTTGCTTCTGCTGTAAAAACAGGATCTCCTGGAAAATTTAAAAAATCAAATGTTACGTTTGCGCCAACAGTATAAATTTGATAAGAACCTTGTTCGAAATCGATAGTTGTGGGTGATGCTGTTACAGAGCCACCACTCCATTTTTGCTGTCTATTATTTTGTAATAGAGCATTGCTGATTTTGTTTAGGCCAAAATCGTTGTCTAGATTTGTTTTGGCTGTGTTAGTTTGTAGATCAGTGATCTCGTCTTTGGCATTTCTTAGACTGGTTTTGATTGTATCAAAATTGTCACGAAAAACCTGTGTGTCGTTATCTTCACCTGCTACAGGGAAGTTTTCGTTAATACTCAAATAATTAATGTTGCTGGTCACGGTAATTTTTCTCCACGTTGCGGAAATGCAAGATATTTATCCTCTATTTCTCCGTCTAAAATATCTATTATATATCGATCTGCTTCGAAATCGATAGTTTTAAAATCAAATCCAGAAGCTTTAATTCTGGCTATGATAGCATCAGATCTTCCTGGTTTAGCATAACATAGTGTCAATGCTTTGACGAATCCTTTTTCGGATGTGGCAGTATCTTGTATGCTCCTCATCCAAAGTGGTAAGAATTCTCTATCTCTGTCGCCTACACCACGAATTCTCTTTCTCATGTTTTTAATGCTGTTAGGGAATATTCTTTGGTGATCACGATCGCTAACTAAGGGTATGTCGCTGCTGACTTTTATAGCATCATAGCTAACCAATACCTTACTGTTTATGCTATTTGATAATTCAACAGTGTCTAAGATGCTAACACCATTCTTTTCATACGGATCTATGATTTCAACATATATCACTTCGTATACAGTTTCTTGTGTTGCTGGATCTTTAGCTTTGGCAGAAATAACATCTCCGAATAACAATCTTTTACGATAATGATTCCTACTCATAGCCTGAACATATGTAACAGCTTCAGTGCTTTCAATGCCGGCAAATACCAGCATCCTTAGGTCGGTTTGTATTCCATAATTTCCGTCACCATAACGATAGATATCATCTGGAGTGAAAATAGTTACGTCGGTGATAAAGTCATACCATTTCAATCTTTTATCTTTGTTCTGTAAAGATTTAACATATAGATTAGCATACGTTTTTGTGTTGTCGGCTATTACGGTAATTGTAAAAGTTTTTAATGATTCTGCGAAGTTGGCAGAGTCTCTAGCTTTTACAGTAAATGTGTAAACTTTATCGAAGGAAGTAGTAGCACCATCGAAAGAAGTATTAAACGATCTAGATCCTGTTGAGTCTACTAAACTTGAATCACGATCAAAAAATCTTGTTAGACCAAGACCTGAAGAATCTGCAAACTGCTTTACTTTGCCTTCGATAAGTCCTGTTGGCAATAATTCTAATCCTGGAGGTAATTTTCCAGAAACGAATTCGTAGACAACCTTTCCGCCATAGAGTAAACTTTCTGCTTCTACATATAGTGTGCTAGGTTGATTCGGTTTTATAGTTCCTCGATCGCTAGGAGTTATCCAATTGACCGCACTTTCGATCTCACCTATGATTTCTACAGTGAAAGTTTTAGCTGCGCTGGTAGTTCCTTTAGTCCAGTAATCTGGATTCTCATCCGGTATTTTATTTCGATTAGCTACTATACAGATATAGATTTCATTTAGATAGCTGATCGCATCGTTGACAAAAAAGTTAGAAGTAGAATCCCAACTACTTCTCCAAACGTATTCGACGTTGGCTAGCTGTGCAGGGAAGTTTACCGCCAACATGGTAAATTGATAACTTTCCGAAATCCTTGCTTGGTAAGGAACCCTGCCAGCGATCTCACCAGTGACTGAATCTAGTTCAAGTCCGGGAGGAAACTCGCTGACGGTATTATCTGGATTTGTTGGAAGTTTGATGTAGGTAATCGTTCCTGATAAACTAGGAGGATCGTATACATCAAGATAAATTGTTAGATAATTGTTAGCCCTATATCTACCAAGATCGCTTTCGGTAATCCATAGCGGAATCCTATTCGCTGAAGCGTCTGCTTGGAATAGGTTTGTGTCAACTTGTAATATACTGTTGTCAGCTTGTAGGAATTCTTCAGTGACTACATATATTTTAAAAATCCTGTTTACAGTATTGATACCGTCAGTCACTGACACAGCGAAAGTATAAATCCTGCTTAATCGTCTTGGACCTCTACTGCCTTCTGAATAATCAAAGGTTTGCGTGTCATAGAAGTAACTGTCAAAACCGTTAGACCTAGCTTCCACAATATCTAGCGGTGCTATGTCAAATGCTCCAGTGTCATAGGCTCCGTTATAGGTATTGCTGTATTCAACAGCAAATATAGGATCAGTGTATCCAGAAATCACACCATCTTCGCTGATGCTAAGACCTGGAGGTAATTCACCTCCTGTGGGAGTGAGATAAAATTTTAAAACTTCTCCAGCATTTAAATCTGGATCGTAAACATCTAGAGCAAAGTTAACATAACTATTGTCTAAAACAAAATATGCATCTCCGAAACCAACATTTAAAAATCCTTCTCTGGTTATCCATTGAGGAATATCGGACCCGTCGACAGAGATACTAAATGTTCTATCTTCTATATCTACTGAATCCGATGCACGAATAACGAATCTACTTTCTGTATATTTTCTAACTTCAACGGGGGAACCGACAATCTTATTTCCGCTGAGTCTCAGTCCTCTAGGTAAAGAACCAGATATCACTGAATAGGTAACAGGATTCGATGTGTTTGTTGTCGCTGAGATCGTGATGTTCTGAATCACACGTTCAGTGATTGTTCCTAGGCTTCCTGCTGGTGTTAGCCAAGTAATAGCCATCTAGCTCGCTCCTTAAACGATACTACCGCAATCAAGATTGACTGTAGATGGTGTAGTAGCTGTTCCAAAATCAACGTTTGAAAACGCCAGTGCTAGTTGAGATGAATTTGTAAATGCTCCTGTTATAGGACCAAAGTCATAGGTAGTTAAAATGCTGGTCACAGGAATAACATTGTTGACTGTGATCACAGATCCTAATGCTGTGACGTCTATATCGTCACCGCCTTGTATAGTGATCTGTTGGAACGTTCCTGCACTTACTGTTCCAGCGTTAGTATCAATCCTAGTAAATGCATCGGGTGCTGTGTTATTGATAATAACTGAATTCGGAGCATCATCGATTAAGATCTTAGTTCCGGAAACTAATTTTTTAAACTGTAGATCAGCACCGACTTTTTGTTTAAAAATTCCTGTGCCTGTGTCGCCTATATTAGAAGCAGTGGTAAAAACATTAGATACTAACTCTGAGAAATTAGCATTAACTTTTTCAAATGCCGTGCGTAGGTCATCACCTAAACCATCGTTTACTTGATTACCTATGTTAATTGTCTGTATAGCCATTTTGCGCTCTCTTTTTAATATTTACCGTTACGCTAGTCTAACAAAAACCTGGCCACTTGTGCCTGTTTTGTGGTATGGATAACCTACAGCTACTCCTGCGGTAGCTGCGGCAGCATCGTCGGCATATGGTCCAGGTATACCAGTCCAGGCTGTAGTCTGAACAGTTGTGTCTGGAAATGTTATACCTGTCGTAGCAAAAGTATACTTACTAGCATTACCTGGATTAGGCTGTATCTGCACCTTAAGTCTATCTGGGCTGGTAACCACTACTGGATAGAAGCCTGAAGTGGATGATGCTGCCGCTGTTAGATTTATTTTGATCACTCCAGGGTATCCTGCCACAGGATATACGGTGCTGCTCACAGTGGTATTGCAATTAGCACCTACTACAGTCCAACCTGCAGCAATGTTTAAGTTGGTGGAGTTGTATGTGACAAAGAAGTAGTTGGTGCTTTCTGAACTGGTTGATGAAGTAAAATACCCGTCAGTGTTGAATGTATATTGATAGCCGCTGGTGCCTCGCAGCGCAGCATCGTCAAATGATAAGTAGCCTGTGTCCCAGGCTGTGCTCTGTCTTGAGCCATCAGCGAACACCACAGCACCAGTGGCTGCATCATCAAATATTAAAGCGCCTCTGGTATTAAGATCCCCGCCAAACTTACCACCACTTTGAACTACCAACCATCCTGAATAGTTTGAGTTTAACCCACCGTTGTTCGAAGGTAAAGCTGTGCCAATAAATAAACTGCCTTCTACCGCAGCACTCATCGTTCCAGAGCCATTGGCTGCAAATGTAAACAGGCTGTTGGTAGCACTAGAACTAGAACGATAGACACCTGCTTTGTCTATGCCTGCCTGAGCGACTCCGGTTGGACCTGACCAATAACTGCCAGTGCCACCATCTACGGTAAGATTTGAACCGTTGCCGATGTTAAAGGCATTCAGGGTTGGACCGCTCTGTAACAATACCACAGAGCCAGATCCAGAATATGACGAAATGCTGTTGCCCTGTATCTGGAAGGTGTTGTTCTGGCCTGTCTGTATGTTTATGGTCTTGTTGGTAAAGACATCTGAGCTTGATGCAGTGATGCCTGTTGCGCCAGTAAATGCTGTAGTTTGAATAGTGTTGTCTGGGAATGTTATACTACCATCTGCGCCAAATGCCCATAACTTTGAACCACCGCCTATGCCCGCACCGTTTGATATTATAAAAGTATCAGTCGGTGATGTTAGTGCAAGATTTCCAGATACTGCCGAAACTTCAGAGCCGACTATTTGAAGTTGATCATCTGTAGAAATTGCCGGAAACAATGTGTAAGGTTCAGGACCGTCTGTAATTAATGCAAACTCAGCACTGCCACTAATTAACTTGCTAACACCTTGCGAATTAATTGTTAGTTGACCGTCGTTGTTAACACCTAATGCTGTGCCGCCTATGTAGATGGTGTTGTTACTGACATACAAACTCTTCCAAGGTTTAACAGCACTACCTAGGTTGCCGCCAAGAGCAGCCTGTGGAACAACATCTCCGCCTATTGTTAAATCGCTGGTAACGGTAACAGTCTGGTCGATGGTGATTGCTGAACTATCTGTAGTGGTCATTACACTACCGGTAAATTCGAACGCTCCTAGATTTAACGTTGTATCAGCATTTAATCCCAGTGCAGTATACAGTTCTGTAAAGTTTTCGTTAACTTTGACAAAAGCGGCTCTAAGGCTATCACCTGTTCTATCGTTTGCTGTTGCGCCTATGTTTATTGATTGTTTAGCCATCTATCCGCTCCGATTATAAT